TCTTCCATGAGTCTTGTAGGGAAAACTTCTTTATACTCTTCACTGTCCATTAAGTGTTTAGCCTTACGACCAAACCTCACAGCAAGTTCAGCTGTGTGGGTTGCTTGAATAATTTTTAATTTTGGATTGTTACCAATCATCCATGCAGGAAGTAGAAAAGATGCAAACTCAGATTTTGTATGCCTTGGGGGCATGTTAACAATGAGTCTCTTAATCTTTCTAGATTTTAAATTATTAAATTTTTCAGCAACAATTTTATGATGGTGCCCTTCTATGAAATCCGGCCACATATGCTTTACAAAATGCATAAAATCATTTTGAATTTTACTATGTTTTTGTTTGAGATCTTTTTGAAGTATTAATTTTTTTAATTCTTTGCGGGTCTCGGGTTCAAGGTTCTCAATATCTAAATCTTTTAAAATTTGTGTAATATCAGGCATAAGTACTCTTATGGGTGTCAAAACGTTTCTACCAGCGATGACCATGTAAATCAAGATATTTAGTCTAACTATTAGGATCCCTTTCTACACAGAGGGATTTACATATATGTTAAGTGTCTTTTTTAGGATTGGGGTTGGTACCTCTATGAGATACAAAGGGGGGTTAAAGGGGGGGGTGCGAGATGTGGCGCGTTAGCGCCACAACCTATGGTTGATGGTTCGTTAATCTAGTAGTGTGTAATATTCTTCTGTGAAGTT